TTGAGATCGTCCATACATTTCTTATAACAATTAGGAAATCGCGTTTCGACAGCAAAACTCTTCCCAGTTCCGGTAGGACCATAGATCCATAAACAAACGGGATCGAGTGGTGTAGGTTTAGTAGCATAGTCGGATTTAATTCTTTTAAGGGTCGAGTAACATCGAATAAAGATATCAGCGTCGATGTCATCAAGTTTTCCTTCCTTGGCTAAAGAACGAGCATTTTGCCAACGAAGTTTTTCAGCACGACCCTTGTTGTCATTACTAATAGGTTTCTCACCATGCTCAATAAGATTACCAGCTTTAGAACAATAATCTTCATTTTGAGCAATAGAACCTAACATTGTTTCAACATGACAACCAATTAGGGTACTACGAGCTTGAACTAAAGTTTTAGGGTTATTAAAGCTAACGTACCCTTGTAAGTGTTTAGTACCAGTAGTAGGAGCAACTTCTTCAGAATAAGCTACATACTTACAAGAAAGTTGCGATAGAAATAATTTAGACGTTTCATCATAATTATTCCATGTAAAACAAAAATTTCTGTTTCTAGACATTTTTGTTGCGGCAGGCACAGGCACAGAAGGTCCAGGTAATAATATTGCTGGACCTTCTGTGCTTAGTCTCGCCACGTGTTAGGTGAAATAGTATGACTGCCCATTTTTCAGGCAAAGCCGATCGGAATATGCACCTCCGGAACTAACCCTAAAAGCTATCGCAACCCTAACCTAACGCCTAACCCTAAGCCCTAACCGCCCTAACCACCCTAACCCTAATCCTAAACCCTAACCCTAAAACCCTTAAAACGTGTGAACCCTTAAAACGTGTAAACCCTTAAAACGTGTGAACCCTTAAAACGTGTTATTGTTTCATGATTACGTAAGCAATTACTATATAAAGACAGCTTTCCCCGCTGCTTTTTGAACTATAAAATGAATGAACATGAAGTGGTTGAAGATGCTCAAAATAATCCTTTTATCGACAGAACTCGTACTTGGAACACCGATCATGAAGCACCAATTGAAGTACATGATCACCTCAGAAATGCCATTAATAGATTGAATTTCTATTTACATCATCCACTACTAAATGATCCGTTGGATGAAAGACATGTGGCGCATTTAAAACAGGAATTGGAAAGATTTACTATTCTTTTAAATAAAGCACACTATAACTAATTTATTAACTAAGGATCTTTGAATTTAAGACAAGCACCAAGATTCCAAGTACCACAGGCGCCACCATAGGCAGCGCCAGGTTGCCAACACATTGCCACAGCAACTAAGTTACGGGTTTTACCTAAAGAGCCACCAACAGCACCATACTCAAAGTTCTTCATTCCCAAATTAACAGAACAATATTGAGATCTAACATCACGACCAGTTGTAGTATTAGAATTAACATCAAACACCTGATCATACAAAGGAGTAAACAAAGCAGTGTTAACAATTCGATTAACATTTGGAATAGAACCGGCGGAAGCTAAAAAAATATCAGATGGATCCAAGATTCCAGTAGCAAGAGTTGTATTGGCAGTTTGTTTTCGAGTCCATCCAACTAAAATCCGAACTTTAGCATTCAAAATAGCTGCATCAATGACAAAAGAAGAATTCAAAATGAAGTTCTGTAGTAAGATCTTGTCTCCAACACGGGTGATGGCAGTGTTTCCGACTCCGACTTGTTGAGTTGGGGAGAAAGAATAAATGGCATCACCGAGCATAGAACCGTTAATACCATAAGTGTGATACTTAGTTTCAACAGATTTGAGCATGAGATACTTGGTAGCCTTAACAACAGCTCGAGCAGTCTTGGTAGGCTTTGACTTCTTATAGGATCGTTTCTTAACATATTTAGCCATTTTTATTTGGGAAAACGATAATAAGATGGACGACGGATAAAAAAACTATGACCGCCAAAGAAAGAATCTGATTCATCTTCAGTTTCTGACATTGTAACAGAAGAACTTGAAGAATAAGAATATTTATGACGTTGAGGTGAACTACCTCTCAAAGTAAAATCAGAACTATTTCTTTTAGCAGGAGAAGAATTAATTGGAATCCCACTAGATAATTGAGACATACCAGAACTAGTTCGTCCACGAAAATCATAACTGCTCATAGAAGGGATCATTTTATTGGATAAACTCAATGATTTGTTCACGGGTAGTTTTTTCAATCTCTAAAAATCTTCGCTGCAATGGTTCAACAGTTTGAGGATCTGTCCAGATTTCGTCAATTCGATAATTGGATGTGACCAATACATATTTCGGACGGATGTAAGCCATCGATCCTTTAATAGAAGCTTGCATAGGCCAACGATCAGCCAAACGTTTAAGTACTCCTCCCCATTTAACTTGATACTTGTCAATATCTTCAAGATATACACACTCCTCTCCTGAATACCCATCAAACCATTTGAGATCGTCCATACATTTCT